CTGTAATGAAAAATATGAAATCCACAAACCTTTCCATCCCACCATTGTTAGATGTTAAGCTCTCTTTCTTTCATAAATTGAAGCGTATCCTCATACGCAGCACCTGGTGTTTCCAGGTACTTGCATTATATTAAACAGGTAGTACTATGCAAAGTGATAAATAAACTTTTTGAAACAGTTGTTACAAGTGAAGGTGGCATCGGGAGTCAGAAAGCCAGGAATCGGTAATACGATACAGTAGGAACACAAACCTGGTACTCAAGGACAACTTAAGAGAAAGTTTTAAGCCTACCCCACACAAATAGCCCGTTATACCCAAAACCCACCACATACAGTAAACTAACATTATGAAATGTACAGAGTGTCATAAACCACTCAAGCAAGCTAATAACAATCAATACTATTGTGATTCATCACCTACTGTGTGTACACAATCAACTAAAATAATTTACAAAAATGATTAACCAATTGTATAACAAATTGTTTAATCTCTCTTACTGCCTTTACTAGCTTTAACAATATGTTCCACTTATAAATTAATGTCTAACAATATAGAGAGTACCCCACGCATATTGACATATGGTGGTTGTAGAACATATGTTCTATACCATATATAGTAGGTACAACATATTGTGTGTAGGTATAAAACATATACTATATGTTGTGGTACAAGATGTAGTGGTTCTATACCTCTTTAAGGTTAAATTGACAAGGCACCCCACCTATTAAATGTATAATTATACATCTGAGCAGGTTAACCCACTACATATAGCGTATGTGTGTGAATAATATACATTTGCCCACCATAACTATAGGGTTCTTATGTATATTTCCTAATTCTATAGGGTTTAAAATGTATATTTATAAGTAACCTGTATTTGACAAATAATGATTAATCTGCGATACTATTTCTATAAGTTAAAAACGGTAAACGCAAAAGTTTTACCTGATAACTTTAGAAGATAAACAGGAGAGAAAACTCCAAGTAAACAGGACAAATGAATAGTTAGGCAAAGCCCAAGAGAAACGAAACACTCAACAGGTGGATAATCCAGAACTTGTAAGTACAAGTCAGGCAAAAACGTAAATAAGCCCGATAATCTGGAGAGGTCAGAAGAAACGGTTGAATCTGAAACAACCTGACCACTTAATAAAATCCTGCTAGAACGATGAGCAAAGAAAACTAGGGTAATTCAAGCTGAAAGAATGCTAATAAGAACGGAACTGTAATAAGAACCGACCTAACATTCCAAACAATACCCCCTTAAAACAGGTCAGGCACTATAGAAAGTAGGCAAAATGTATTTAAGTGATGTAGTACGGTTCAAAACTTACGGTAATTATTCTAGTAGTAATTATGGGGTAAACGCTTTACAGTTTCAAGACATTAACAAAGTAATGTATTACTTTAGTTACGAAACGTTAGTAGCGTTTTATCATAGTTCCACAGGATTAGTAATCCGTAAAAACGATTGGGGCAATACAACAGGCAAACACCTGAATTGGATTGACCGAGATAAATCTAAGAGAGTTAACACAGAAACATTCTTAGCAAAACTAGACGAATTAAAATCAGTATTAGTAATTAACGTTCCGACGTTATAAATAACAGGTTTGACCTGTTTTAAGAGGGTATAAACTCTCTAAGAGAAAAGGGGTAATGATGAAAACCAAAGAATGCAACTTAGGTTACACAAAACTTGGAGATTGTATTGAATGCCTTTATGGAAGTATAGAAAACTATCAAACACAAAGGCAAGATGATGAGTAATCCATATAAATATATAGTTGTATATCAAACTAATGCAGGTCGTAAAGCAAGCGACATTAAAACATTAGAACAAGCAGAAAGGTTTGCAGACAAACGTAGACCTTGCACTATATACGATGTCGAAAGACCTCACACTATATATATCTAACATAAGCTACTGTACGTAGCTTGTAGCACATAGTTAGACGAGGAAACCTTGCAAGGTAAATAGAGAAACCAAACGAACATTGTGTGTTACAAGCTATCTATAAAGCAAACGAAAGGGGTAATAATGAATAAAGGAAGTGAATTTTATTGGAGTAAATACCACGACCAACAATACATAGAACAACACCGTAACAAAAACGGAGAGTATTCTGTGTACAAAGGTGGTCATTACGGTATCAAATCCTTGTGGGATTATGCTAAAAATAATGTACCAACAGAACAACGTATGCCTTTTATAGTGTATGCGTTGCAATGGACTAAAGGTTCTTATGATGAGGCAGTAGATAGAGTTAAAGAAAAACTTTATGAAATGTACAGTCACTCAGATATTATAACTTGGAAGTATAGAGTTGTAAGACCTAGTCACAGTACATTACTCCATTACAGTTACAGAATAAAACCAAAATATCTAAGATAATATATAGCATAGACCACATTGTACGGTGTGGTCAATGGTAGGTATTGTAAAGTTATCAACATAGCCCAACTGTTCTATTTGTATAGAACTGTAGGGGAAAATGAGAGCTAGAATAGGCAAGAAACTCTGAAATAATAAAGTTAGACTGCAATCTAACTAATGAGGCGTAGCAGCAGCAAAGCTGGAAAAACTACGATAAAGAGCTAACGATGAACACTTGGTCAATGTGAAGTTACGAGTTTGCTGAAAAGACAAAGTCTAGGTAAAACATCTGTGGTCATCTCATCTATGTGTTGTGTAAGGAGCAACGATTGACGCACGACCTTACACACGTGATAACTTTACAATAGCTATCTATAAAACTAGCGTTGAATACATTGTGAAAGCATTAGTAAGGACAATGGTTAGTAGGTAGCTTGTAACACATAAGAGAGGACAAATGACAACTAAGCATAAGCGTACCTCTTAGTTCGGTAGTAGGAAGTTGAAAACGTTACCAATGAACGAGTAAAACCAACTTGTGTGTTACAAGCTATCTATTTTCAGAGGACATAACTACCCCTTTAGTTTGTGTTCTCTGTGAATATGTAGTAAAGTACGTATTACAATAAACAAGGGAGAATAATATGAAAGATATAGTCATAGAAAAAATGACTGTCTATATTGCAAGTAAACAAAGATACGATAATCTTACTGAGATAATAGATACCTTAACAGACATAGGTAGAAGCTCAGGAGATTTTACTGTAATTGATTGGGATAATCCAATTGAATATAATCTTGTAGAAAGGATTGAATCTAATGAATAGAGCACAGCGTAGGCGAAGTCAATCTAACAAAAAAGGTGGTACACAATTAAACCACCCAACTTTTGTAAAGAAGATGAAAGCAGAACAAGATGACAGAAAGAGAGCAGGTAAGAAATGAATATAGGTTGGTTCGCTATCTTAGTGATAGCCGGTATCTCGTGGTGGATAGCTAACGAGATGACAAGAGTCAAGAAAAATAAAGTTGATGTTGATGACGAGTTAGCATTAGCAAGATTGATGGGAGTAGTAGAAGAATAATGACTATAACAGAAGTGTTTAATGAAGCGTGGTGTACTGAATGCGTAGCTATCAAATATAGTAGCAAAACAGACTATCAAGATGAATTTACTTGTAACACTTGTGGATGTGAAGTATATATAAAACAACTAAAAGCAATAGATGAGGTAAAAGTATGTTCGCAGTAACAACTAAAGTATGTATACATTGTAGGCAGACAGGTAGCGTAATGGTAGACCGTAATAAGTACAAAGAGTTTACTGAAACACCAAGACACCTACGCAGATTAATCCAGGATATATTCCCAGAACATAGCAGAGCAGAACGAGAGCAACTGTTAACTGGGGTACACCCAGAATGTTTTGAAGATATGTTTAGTGGCGAGGGAATGTAATGAGTAAAAAGTATTTTATAAAATTTATATTACAAAGTAAAACGATTTGACTATAATTATATTATGGAAACATTAAGAATAGATGTACCTAAAGAGTGTTCAACCATAGCGTTGCTATACAATCGTAATGTCCTTAACTTTAATGACACTAAATCTGTACAAAGATACTGTGAAAAGATGAGGTTAAGAATTATAGGAACTGCTACACAAGGAACATTATTTCTAGTACAAGCTATAAAAGAAGACAGTAGTCTTTAAAAAAAATAACAATTAAATAAAAAGGAAACAATAATATGGACGATTTTAACGACCCATTTACAAAAACAATGTTAGATGAATACAATCTAACACAACAAGAACAACAACAAATGCGTGAGTATGCAAAGATTATGGGAGTATTGCAAGACGCAGTACACGAACTCAATGTAATTAAAGAAAGAGAAAAAGAATATTTGCAGTTACGCAATCAAGCTATACAAAAGTTATATCATAACCAATCCGTATCAGTACAACATATTGCAGACGAGATAGGTATGACTAGACAAATGGTTAATATAATTAAAAATGAATACGCTAACCAATAAGTTATTAATGATTAGCGACAGAAAGGAAACAATATTAATTGTTCTCTTTAATTCTAAACTAAAGTGTCATACAAATTGACTATATTAAAAATAAATAGGAGATAAATAATGAATAAAGAAACACAGAAGAAGTTAATAAAAGACTTCCCAAAGAATGTAATTAACAAAGCACCACAAGGTAAGTTCGGAGATTACATAAGTCACGGCATTATTACTAAGAGATTAGTTGATGTAGCACCAGACTATAACTTTACTTACGAAGTGTTGAGAGATAAAGACAACGCTATCGTAGGTGCAAAATGTAGATTAGAAATCCCTGGACTTGGTATTAAGGAAGATGTAGGAGATGTAGATGTACACGCTATCAAGCGTAACTTAACTGAAAGCGAACTACTTAAACTTGCAGTATCAGACGGTATTAAGCGTTGTGCTATGCGTTTTGGTTTAGGACTAGACCAACTTTGGAATGGTGGTGTCACAGAAGAAGAACATTACTCTGTAGCACAACCAATACAAAAGACAGGTAGAGTTAAAGACCAGGTTATAGAAAAAGAAGATACACTTCTTAAAGCAAAGCAAGACTTTGCAAAAGATGTTGTAGAAAATCCTAACAACACACAAGAACTTAATGAGTTTATGAAAGCAACTATTGTTGACGATAAAACTCGTACAAAGATAAAGAACTCTGTGTACAAAGATGTAGTAGCTAAAGGTTTTCCAGAAGATGTTAACGAATGGGACACAACACAGCTTGACATCTTTAAGGATGAAGTCTTCAATGCTAACGAAGATAAATCTCCTGATACAGCACTAGCAGAAGAGATACTTGGTGCAGAAGTTGCTTATGTAGGACCACCTAATGATGAGAATAAGGTTTGTCCTGGTTGTAGTAACAAGGGAGATGTCTGTGATAACAGAGATAAGAAAGCATCTAATCCTAAAATGGCTAAGATACCAGACTTCGCTTGTCAGAAAGCACCGTATGGTAATGGTTGTGGTTGGGCTACCTGGGTAGGCAATGCAGATTGTCCAGAAGAATGGATTTAGAACCAGTAGGTGGTCTTTTTGATGTTGATAAGCTAAAAGCTAGGCTACAAAAGAGATTTCCTACGCATAATTTTGATGTACCTGCTCCACCAGATACCAGATGTAAGTCACAGTTTTATTGTAAGGACAATGATATACGTTACACAGATACAGATGGTAATTTATATTGTGGGTTACGGTACAAAGAAGCAGATGATAAAGACCCATACAAATGGGAATGGAAAGTATGTCACGCTTTATTAAAACCTGTGGACATACAAGCTAAGCACAAGGAAGAAGAGGTTGAATTATTTTAAGGTGTTTAAGTTGCAACATTGACGAATACGATATGTTTGGAGAGCCCAGTCATATCAAAGACGGCTACTGTAAAGAGTGCAGAAAGGTAATTAATTATGAATTACAAAATTAAAGAAAATGAAATTATAGATAAGCTAAATGGATTACATACTGAGTTAGAAGTTGACCCTTTAACTTTATCTGATGACCCGTTCAGTTCTTATGACGCAAGTAACGATACTTATATTGTAGAGATTAAGTCAAGAGATAGGGCTTATGACAGTTGGATTATTGAGTACGCAAAGTACGAAAAGAATATAGACCTGGCTATTATGAGTAACCGTTCTTTTATATATCTCACAGAACTTAATGGTAAGATTATGACCTGGAACATTAACAGGTTAATAGCTGCTGAGTATAACTTTAATTGGCAAGAAAGACCTATGCCAGGAACCACAGAATTTTTAGACAACGAGGTTATAACTAAAAAAGTTGGATATTTATACGAGAAGGATGCTAAAAAACATACTAAGGAGATACTATGAACGACTTAAGTAAAGTAAATATGCTAGAACTATTAGCAGAGTTAGAGAAGAGAGGTAGCTTTAAAACAATTATATTTAATAAAGCAGATGGTAAGCAAGAGATTGCTGCAATCCTACCTCTACATACTATGACTATTACTAATACAGAAGTAGTTGAAGAAGAATAATAAATACAGACCATTACCTGACTACCTTACTATTCAACCAAGTAAGGTAGAAGGTTTAGGTTTGTTTGCAATTAAAGATATATCTGCTTATGAAGTTATTGGTATGACACACGTCAAATGGTATGGAGAACATAATAACTTACTACGAACACCACTAGGTGGATTTATAAATCATAGTGATACACCTAACTGTGAGATACAAGGTAAGATGACACGCTATCTATATACATTAGAAGATATAGAAGCAGGTACAGAGCTTACAGTTAAGTACAGTATGTACTCTGTCTAAACTATCTTGTAATTGTCCCAACCATCTTTATCAATAGTAAAGGTTAACACTCCAGGCTTACTCCACATACCAGTTCGTGCAGTAAAGTCTATACTTGCATCAATAGATGGGCATTGAAACCAAGTTCTGTTACCTTGCTGCATCATACGAGGGTGATGAAAGTGTCCTGTAATAAGAATCTCTGCATCTCCTACTGGAAAGTCACCAAACATTTGTCCTTGCCACCACTTCATTATCTTACCTTCAGGACCGGTACCACCTGCGTGCATATGTCCGTGAGTAAATCCAACAGTTAATCCTTTTATATCTACTGTATGATGAAAACCCTCTGGTATGGACACAGTAACTTTCTTATATCGTGGGTTCTGTTCCATAATCTCTTGACATATCTGTAAGTGCATAGTGTCAGAGTTGTCTAATCGTGATGTAACTACCTGTCCTTTACCACTACGAGCCATCTCTCCGTGGTTAGCAGGTACACCAGACAATACAACCTTGTTTGCATAGGGTAAAAATGTATCAACAGTTTTCATTATCAGCTTTCTTGCTAAGTGATACTGTTGAGATAGATTAAGTGACACATTATGTGGTTGTGAGTCGTAGAATCCGTAACAACCTTCGGTCAAATCGCCCATAGAAAGCAAATAAATTTCGTCTACGCTACCTAGTCGCCTAATCTCTGCTACTGCTCTCTCAAGTGCCTTGTCGTATCTCTCAAGCGTTTTCTCTACTCCGAGGTCAACTTTCCCTAGTTGCCAGTCACTTAGCGTAAAGATGTACGCTAAATCACTTTTAATTTTCTTTTTCTTTAGTGGTTTCTTCTTTGATACTTCTTTAAGTAGTTTATCATACCACTCATCACGCTGTGGATGTCGCCTCCTGACCACTCCTTTAAACGCATAAAAGGTTTCAACATCTCCACCTTTAAGTTGTGTGTTCCAAGATGATGCTTTAACCTTGCCATCTATCTCGTAATGTTCCGGGTCAAAGCCCCAATCTTTTAAGATAGTATCAAATTTAGATTTGTAATTAGGGTCTTGACCTATATGAGTAATCTCTCCTAAGCCAGTTGACTCATCAAACTCTGCTGATGGTTGCCAACCTGACTTAAAATAGTTATTACCTAAGTCTTTTTTATCTTTCTTCATACGCAGCCTTTCTGTTAAGGCTTAGTATAATCAGATTTTATGACAGTTTCTTAGCTTATTTTTTTCTTTGCGAATGTCTTGATGACAGATAAAGCTGCTCCACCACCTGCAATAGCTGCAATTTGTAGTGAATTTGCTTCAATACCGACCATTGGACTGATTGTTAAAGCTCCTATGAACCCTTCTATGAATGTCCATACTGCTCTTTCTAACATATCTTTTAGTTCTGGTGTCATTGTATTAACTTTCCTAACTTTAATTTTCTTTCTATGCTTTCTAGTTTAACAAGAATTTTGTCTAATTTACTCTCAAAACTACTTGGTATGTACACATTATCAGGTGCTTTGTTATCTATGCTAGGACTTGTTTCCTCTATAATCCATTGTCGCCAAGCATCTCCAGGACATTGTGTTTGTTTGAATGAACTATGTGGTCTTAGCTCTCCACCGACTTGTTCATAGAGCCATTTGACAGATGCAATAGCTTTATCTGAAGGCTTGTCGGTAGGATTGGAGCCACCAAGCCAACACACAGCAACATAATGCTTATTATTGTAGTTAATTTCTTCACGATTGTTACCTCCTTGGGCTGCACTTCTGTTTCCAAATCCTCGTCCTTCATAAATTTGTCCTGTATCTCCTACTAAAAAGTTATAAGCTACATCATTCCAGCCTCTATCTTCTTGATGTAATCTCTGTATAGTCTTACATTGGTCCATCTCTGCCATATTGCCAACAGCAGTAGGATAAGCTGACCAATGTACCACTAAACCTTTAACTTCTCCTAGTTTAGAAAAAGGTTTCTTGTTAGGTTTAGCACCCCAAATATCTCTTGATGTTATTTTCATAGGCATCTACCTATCTTAACTTATTTACAGGACAAGTGTTACACATTCCTGTACATAAACCACAAATCATTATCCACCTATCTTCCAGATTATCTCTGTAATCTCCGAATCAATACCTTGTATGATGTTTAATACATCACTAACTTTTTGGTTTGCATTTATTATTTCTACCTGCAACGCTGTTACTTGTTGTTGCAAATCGTTAACTGTTTTAAATAACCAACCTACAAGTGCAGCTAAACCACCTTGTAATACTTGGTTAAGATTTATCTTCGCTTCCATTACATACTTAGGCTACCAACAATTAATATAACTGTGGCAACTAATCCTAATACTTTATAAAACTCTGCTTTGTCCAATTTATTATCTAGTTTTTCTTCTAGTTTATCTAATCTATCAATGACCATTTGTAATAACTCCTTCTGTGTAAAATCTTGATTAGAGTTTGTCATTATGGGAGGTCCTCGTGGGTTATCCAATCCCAATCTTCTTTATA